CCCGGTTTCTGCCTTTTGCTCTTATCGCCTGTCTGTCACTGCCCGCGTGGGCAAATAACGCCTGTTACGATGTTGACACCGTAACGAAACTGGTAGATGGGGATACGGTGGACGTAAGATTAACGGTTTTCCCGAAAGTCCTGCTAGACCTCAGAATTCGTTTGCTGGGGATCAATGCCCCTGAATCACGGACTCGGGATCTTGACGAGAAAGCCCTTGGACTCGCTGCCAAAGCCCGTTTAGGCGAGCTGGTGCAGGGCGATGTTCAAGTGTGCATAGAAGGTCAGGGCAAATACGGCAGGTGGCTCGGCACGTTAAAAGATAGTGATGGCCAATCGATTAACCAGCAAATGATCGACGAAGGCCATGCAGTGCCCTATGACGGCGGCGCCCGCTAAGAGATTACACTAATGCTTGACATTATTATATAATGTCGCATACTAGGCATACTTACTACGGAGTGTGCCATGTTGACAAAAGAAGAAATCTTAGAACTGCGCGAACAAGGGTTACCGATTTTAACCCGAAGGGATTGGCTTAACGCCAAGCTACGCGCTAAAGAACACCCGAACGTTTTTACCGTCCCAACCCCCAAGAAAATTGCCGATCTAAAGAAAGGCGATTACGTCAGAATAGGCTTTGAACGCTTTGCAAAAGATGGCCTTAACGTGGTTGTTGACCGGTTGTGGGTGCAGATCGACGCGCCCGGACAAATAAAAGGTTGCGTGATCAATTTTACGGGGGTTCTGGCCACCGATCCGCTGGACGAAACCAACCAAGCCCTGTTTGAGCCCTCAAACTACGCGGCTCCCAGTCTGGAGAAAAAAGATTACGGTCTACAGTACGGCGACGTTGTTTCATTAAGCCACGAAAACATCATGGACATCAGTTGGTGGAACCCAGAAGAAGTGTGGCAAAGATGAAAAGAACAACGGGTACATTTAGCCGTGGTTTTGATGCGTGGCTTAAAAAAGCGGAGTTTTTTGAAAAATTCTGGAAAACATGCGGGCCCATAATGGATGCTGCCATGACGGAAAACCCGATGTTAGACGAATTTTTTATGATTGAAGCCCCGATAGAAGAATGGGTGCCTAAAAAAACAAAAAAGGCTTTTACGAAAAAACAACTGGCGCTGTTTGAGAAACTGACCCGACAATTTTGCTGGACGCTAGAAAACTATACGAAACTTAAGGAAAACTGCCCTGTGCTTATAAATAACGCGCTGTTTCCAGAGATTAACAGCTACTACACCGAGCCCTATTGGGATGACACGGCGCAGAAAGTTGCTAGGGATCTTGGTGTTGATGTCAAACTTCTTAAACGGTCTGCGAGAGATTACATCGTCGATACCGGAAAAATTCCAGAAGGTTTCCGCAACGACCACTTACCAACGTTTTTCAAAACACAATATCATCACCTGTGTGGTCATTCCGAGAAAGGATTAAAAGAGCAGAGAATGTTGTGTTACCCCCACCACGACGATTTTTGGATAAGCGTATCAAAAAGGTGGGCGAAACTGGCTCCGCGCCTAAAAACCGCCGTTCGGTGGAAGACGCCGTCAACTGAGATAAGCCACTTAATAGAAACCAAGAATAATTATTTTTGGGATTATGGCCAGATTATGGCCACTCAATTTTTATCAAATGAGGACGTATGGAATCTTATTAAAGACACCCTTCGGTTAACGCCTATTGAAGAAACCCAACTGCCGTTTGACGACTTGTTAATCGTCCACCCTTTCCTAGAAAAAACAACAGAGCTACTGATGCTGGTCAAACAGAGGGAGGACGGCACGATCCACGTGGACACTTGTCAGCATTACGCCGGCAGCGACGATAGAGTTGAGCATATGGAAGTTATGCCGGTCACGCTTTGTTACCGTAGCGGAGCGCGTATGGACTGGAATGAAGATAATTACGGGCTTGATGCGGTTAAAGTAGAGGGGTGGAAACTTGACCTACGGGACAAGATGAAAAAATTTCCGGGATTGTACGCCAAAGACCGTATTACTTTCGGGGAAAGTATTTTTGGATCAAACAAGGCTAAATTATACAAAAGTCACGGGGAGAAACCACCCAACCCCACGTGGAAGCTGCACCAGCTCGATATGGGGTGGGTTAACCATAACTACACCGACGCCAAGCTGGTTAGGGGGATGAATCTGCATTTCCTGTTTTACCGGTTCCTCTGGCTGCTCGACGGCGATAACGGGCTGAAAAAACAGGTAGCTGGGAAACACCCCGCGATGGTAAGCCCACGGGTCAGGGAACAAAAGATCCGACCGATGTACGAACATACGTGCCTGACGCTTAACCCAACACGGGCTGAACCGAGCGCCAGTTACTACACCGATGTAGAACGGGAAACGGTTCCCAATAGATTCCACGCGGTGCGCGGACACTGGAGAACTTACAAGAAGACTATTAAAAGCGGGATTCACAAGGGTAAAACCAAAGTGTGGGTTCCGGCTCATGGGCGGGGCGATCCCGAGGCAGGGTACGTGGAACATAGCTATCACATATCTCTGGTGCAGAAAACCACTGAGTTTTTGTCCGAACTTTTGCAAAAATTTAAAAAAGACCGGGAGCGCCGCAAACGTGATGATTAAGGTGATTAGCCTGTACTTTTTTAGCTTGAACGGTATTATTTTATGGGACAAATACGATACTTATGACGGGTGCATGGCCGACAAGGCGCGTTTTGAAGCCAAGTTTGCCCATCTCCGTGAAGAAACTAAAAACAGTTTTTTTGTCGCGGAATGCTTAGAGATAGGCATGACTACGGAAAATTTTCTTAAAAAGCACGGCGTGATTGAAGATGAATGAAGAAAAGCACTGGGTAGTTTGTTGGGATTTTGGCGGGGAACGTTTCAGTCAGAAAGGCTGGGAACCTTTCCCCAGCGTAAAAGAAGCCATCGATTTTTATAATGAAAAAATAAAAATGCGGAATTTTAAAATGAATCTGATTGACAAATCGGGACTCGACACGGAACGCATCGAAAAAAGCCATACGGTGTCAATGACCGCCGTATTCCTGTCGACAACCTTGGACGTCCACCCTAGTTTCAAAAAAAAGGAACCAATCAATGCCTGACATGGTCAACAGTCCCCCTCACTATCTGAAAGAAGGGCAGATCGAGTGCATTGACGCGATGATACAGGTATTCGGCCTTGAAGCGGTGCAGTTATATAGCCGAATTAATGCATTTAAATACCAGTGGCGGCAAAATTATAAACACGATGTGCCGGATGAGGATGTTGATAAAGCGATCTGGTACTTGCGTTTTTCCCGGGGAGATGACCCGCGAAAAGACAAGTCTTAAATTCCAGCGGCGAACTCCGGTCGGCGTGCGACGGCGTCGATAGCCAAGGTTCAGTCAATGTGGAGCCGCAAAATTGCATTATGGCCACGATTGAACCAACCGTCGCATTTATGAAGTGCCCCCGGTTTTATCCGGGGGCTTTTTTGGTTCAGGAAGTTGCTGCTTCTGACACGGGCAGTGTCTCGTAATCAGCAAGACTTACGTCCAACCATGCCTCACTTGATGCCCCGCCCCACTCGTTATGGATAAACTTGAGTCTTATGTGATCGTCGTTATGGATCATTGAGAACACCACCGGATACTTTTTACTCTTATCCAGCGCTTTAAAAAACGATTTAGGTAACGTGCGGTTTAACTTCCAGTTTATCGAACGTTGATTGATACGCTTCAGAAGCGGAAAGGTAAAATATTTAATCATTTGTTAACTCCTAGTTTTATAAATTATGTTCCATGTGGAACATAGTTTTTAGTGTCGCATACATATAAGACTTTGTCAAGTATAGTGTTTCACGTGAAACATTAAAACCTCCATTATATCTCCATTATTCCCCCTTGACATTATCGCATACCTATGGGATAATAACATAATCCCGGGGAGCGTTCCGGGTTGATGTAACAGACTGGGGCAGACCCCCAGTTTTAAGTTCCGCAGGTTTCACGTGGAACATTGCTTTTTAAAAATACGGAGAAAAATAATGCGTTATTATAAAAATGATGGCGGGCGGCGTGACGCCGGCTTTAAAGGCCGAACAGGTGACTGCGTTACACGAGCCATTGCGATTGCAACTAATACGTCGTATCGAAAGATCTACCGGGATTTGGCTGGACTAACCAACTCAATGACCGGCGGCCTTGACACCACGGTTCGCGACGGTTGTTCTCAGGCGGTGGCACATCAATACCTGACTGACCTCGGTTGGTCAGTGGTGCTGACACCGAACAGGTATCTCAAAGATGCGCCTCGGGATCAGTTGATTATTGCCGAGTTGCCGCGACACAAAGTAGCGGTCATTCACGGCACCGTCCACGATTCTTGGGACTCTCGGGTCAGCAAACGTACCAAGTGCGGATCGCCGAGGATGTTAGGCTACTACGTCGCCCCATCGTCCTAAACCCCTGCCCCCTTTCGAGGGGGCTTTTACGGAGATAAACCATCATGACGATGTTTTCAAAATTAACTGATCAAGAAGTCAATGCACTGCATGAACGGTGCGCGGATTGGCAATACGGCGAAAAAATATTTTTCTCGCCCAAAATTGATCAGGGCGCACTTTCAATGACCACTTTCGATTTGATAGATAATATTTGTGCCGAATCTGCTTCTTTTTATGCTTATCAACCACGTAAAAAATTGTTGTGGCTCCAATTTGCAAAAAAAGATGTCAAGAACCCTTCAAGGGATCGGAAAAATTTGATTTATCCTTTCACTCTGAAAGATGTTCATTGCCACAATATGCGTCGAACAGACGTTTAACTTACAGCCCCCGATTAACTTCGGGGGTTTTTTTAACTAATGACTTGACAATGTCGCATACATCATCCATAGTGCGACAACCTAAACGGAGGAAAGTTAATGGAAATTAGATTATCAGGCTGGCAGATTATCCAAGCTGCCGAAGAATATTTGAAAAAACACTATAACGTTGAGCCCGGCGTTTCCGGCGGAAACACCTTTTGCGATGCGTGGGCAGAAATCGACCACCACGAGTTTGAATACCAACGAACGCCCAGCGGCCAACTGAAAAAGAAAGATGGCCGGTACATCGTTGACGAAGAAAAAAGCACGCAGTACAAGAGGAGTTTCCCCGTCGAAGCAAGCGTGGAACTGTCACTGTACTTTGAAGTTGTGTCCAGCTCGGATACCGAGGACGACAAGGCATGATGACACTAGGCGAGGCGGTTGAGGCATTCATTGACGCGCACAAAGACGACAAAATTGATGTTGACTACATCAATTTTGGATTCGGAAGCGTGGCCAAATACATGCTCGAAAAGGCCGGATGGTCAGATGTCGGGGTTCGCTGTATTGAAATCTCGGCTCACGAGTCTGTCGACGGCACGCCAAAAATTATTGAGTGGGAAGACGAGGAAGAAGCATGAACGAAGACGCTGAAAGAATTGAACGCAATCACGCCGTATCACGGCATTCCAACCAGACAGATATCGTCATGAACGTTATCCGTTCCGGAATGACCGAAGAACAGGAAATCCGGTGGTTTGTCGAGGAATTACTCTACTCGGCTTATTTGTCGGGCAAAAAAGACATTCTGAAAGAAATGCAGCCAGCAATGGACGCGCTGAAGTCATTACGGGAGATCATGTGATTAAAGATTGGGACGGCAAAAAATTGACGCCAAAACGGGCAGCCCAGCTTATTATTGAGGAAGCGTTAGACAACGGATTAACCTCGTGGGAGAGTGATTCGGGGCTGGGGGAGGAACTGGATGGGGTCATGACGGAAAGGGAACGCCAGTTGATTGACGACCAGATACACAAAGTTTGTGATCGGTTGTACCGATATCTGTAGCCGGTGTTAACGGGAGAAGGTGCTGGGGTCACGGATCACGGTGCTCGTTACAAAGGTACTTATAGTTATAGGAGTCTGAAAAAAAAATAAATATTTTTTAGAAAACTACACGTAACCAGTGTAACCATGTAACTTTCATTGTTTTATGTATTATATACAATAACTTATGAGAAACATAAACTCTAAAACCATAGTGTAACCATACTAAAGTTTATGTAACCAAAGATTTTGAAAAGGGCAAAAGTGCGTTAAGGGGGTCTGAAATATTTTTTTTGAAAAAAAAGATTTTGGATTGCTATAACTGTATGTTATGTTTTTAGCCCATCTATCGTGAAATAACGGTTAATTGATGGTTACACGTAAAAACCCCGGGAAGAACATACCTTTGCCCGTCGAAGCCCCCAAGAAACGGGGGCGCGGACGACCTCGACTGACTGCAACTAGCCCGTTAACGCGCAAGCAAGAGTTGTTTGTCAAAGAATTAGTTAGCAAAGATGGTCAGGCGACCATGAGGGAATGTGCGGTTGAGGCGGGTTACGCAGCTAATTCGGCACACACCCGAGCCTATGAACTGACCAACCCCCACCTTTACCCCAACGTTTGCGCAAAAATCCACCAGTATCGTCAGGAACTGGACGAAAAGTATGGCATCAATTATAAACGCCATTTGCGGGATCTTCAGCGCATTCGCAACGAGGCGCTACAG